TGATGCGCTCATCGCTGCTTAAGGTCCAATCGGTAAAAGATTTGCTAAACTGTTTCATAACTACCTCCTATGTACGTATCGGCATCAGTTTATAAAACTTTAGCCTAAAATCTCCAGGTAAAGCCAATTGAATGATCGCTAACTAATTTATAGATAAAGAAGCCAACAGCCGCTGGATCTTTAACGCTTAATGGGACGTATTTGGCTGCCATATCATTGGCATAAGCATTTACGTATGTATCGTAGCCAGCTTGCTTATAGGCAGCATTCATGGCGGTACTGGCTGCGGCGGTATAATCCGCACCGTAGCAGGGGATTGTGGTTAAAATAAGGCCAATTAAGGCAAATTTGGTTAAATTCATGATTGAAGCTTCTTATATAATAGTTTAGCAGCCTCAATGCTAGCTAGGCGGTAGTTAATGGATGTTGGCTTACTGAGCATGAAATATACTGTGAGGACTTCCAGGAGCAGTTCTACTTCTTCTTTGGTTAATTGTTTCTTTTTCATACTAACCTATCGGATAATGGTTTACAGAACTTTACATGTTTTAACGATTCTTTACACTTTTTTTAAATAATCTAGGACTTCTTGGCTGGTGCCCTTAAAAGCGCCCAATTCTTCTGCTCGTTTAGTGTATGTATTGATACGAGTCAAGTGTCCAGCCAAGATAGGACGCCCTTCACGCTGTTGATAACGTTCTGCTGTAACTTGATGGCTTTCGATGATGAATATTGGGATAACTTCATAACCCTCACGCATCAGAGGTTCTGTTATTTGGGACACTGAGAAGGGCGTTTCTATTAATACTGGTTTTGTCGCAAAGTCAAGAAGCTGAAGGATATTGGACACATAGGCCTTGTCATTTGGATAATCATCATGGGCTAGATAGTCGAATTTATCTTGTAATTGTTTACAAACCCATGTCTTACCTGAGCCGGGAGTACCGACCACTAAATATATCTTACTCATATATTACCAGTATACCGAAACGTATATTTTTTGCCAACCTTTTTTACTTTACCTTTAATATTCATCCAAATGCTCTGTCTAGGAAGATTCATCTTTTCGGCTGCTTCAGTAAGGCCAGCAAATATCTCTCCCGTCTCAATGCATTTAACTTGTTGGGTATTAGTTGGCTTTTTACCTAGTTTAGCCTGTCTCATCTTCTCCCGTACTTCTTCAGTATATTGATTGCCGTGGGCCTTAGTCCATTCATCGCCTTTAGGCAATACACGCTTGGCATGGCCTTCCTGCACGTTCTTTAGGGCCTTCCCGGTACGTTTCTGTCCGACGTTAGGGTTTACATAGGTTGGATCTAAATAGATCGCCTTACGGGCAGCAGACACTTTGGCCTTCTGCTGTTCGGTCATTGGAACGCCTTTGTTAGGCGGCATTAGGCCTTTAAGTTTAGGATACATCTTAGCCTGATACTCTGGATCAGCATGCAATAATACCATAGTAGACGCAATCTTATTTCTAACTGCTTCAGACATAGTATTATCCATACCGGTGCCTCCAGTAGTGGCATTATAGCCATTTGGAGCCAAAGTATTTAACAATTTTATATAAAATTTTTCTCGTTCATTACAGTGTTGAGCAGAGTCACAAGTCTCCAAAATCTCCCATTCAAAGTCTGCAGTGCCTAACTGACTCATGGCTAGATTAAATATAGTAGGAACTTTTACATCTTTTACGTTAGCTGCTCCACGAAAGTGTTCAGCTTTGCGTGCTTTAAATGTACGCCAAGTCTGTCCTATGTAAGATTTACCAGTTGTTATACTTGTGGCCTTGTAGATAATCATAACTATCTCCTTATAAGACCATCATACGTCACGGGGACGTCAATGTCAAGTATAATAATAAAAAAAGCCGCTATTTCTAGCGGCTCTTCAAAAATCTCAATGATTTTAAGGGGTTAATTAAGCGCTAAGTTGAACAACGCAATTAAATCCCGGGGCCGAGCAAATCAAATTCCCGTAATATGCAATGCGAATTTCGAGAGCATCAGCATTACCAACGCGCAGACCTTCCAAACCTTCCATACCATAAGTCAAGATATGAGGAACTTTGCCGAGCGAGCGCAACTTCCACGTATTCATCGTGAGCAAGTAAGCAGTTTGAGGTTGGCACGAACGGTCAGCAAGAATGGTCACGCGACCATAAGCCGACTGGAACGTGATACCTTCGAATGCAACTTCAACTTCGTCATGGTTAACTTGAACGTATTGGACTTTAGCGCCCAAAGCGTTAACAAGCGAAGCATACGATGCGAAGTCCATAATGCAAAGATCAGGCTTAGCACCTTCTCGGTTCGAGAATGCGAGTGCGTTAGTCAAACCTTCTTCAATCGTGTACGATTGAGCATTATAGCGCAGACCAGCCAAACGAGTCGGATCAGCCGAACGGTTAACGCCCCAGAATGAGTCGTTAGCAGCCGGAGTAACGATGGGCAGCCAAGCAGCGAGGCCCGACAATCCAAGGTTAGCAGCAGTTCCGTTAGCACCAGTCGGGGGGATGTCGCCATCCACAGACAGGAATGCCATGCCGGTTCCGATAGCCCAGTTAGCCGACAGTGTAGCGGCCGAAGCTGTTCCATAAACGATACCAGCAGCGCGGTCAACAGCAGTCACCATAACGGTATCAGCAGAAGGAACGCCACCATCAGTAGCCGAAGCGACCAGCAGCATGCCAACTTCAAAGTTAACGATTTGTTGTGCGTTCGTCAAGGGCAGTACGGTTCCACCAACGGTGATACCAGCCTGAGTCGACGCAGCCGAGCTAATACCGCGAGTAGCAGTACCAGAAGCAAACAATTCGAAAGCGATGTTGTTAGTCAAGTTACGGAAGCCGCCGTCCATCTGAAGTTTCGCAGCGTCAACAAAGGCGCCAGCATTGGTCTTAGTTTGTTCCATCAACAGGTTAGTGATAGTTACCAATTGGTAATCTTGGATCACATACACGAAGAAAGAAACAAGCGAAGTAGCAGTTTGCTGTGCTTGTGCGTTAGCGAAACTATGCGAACGACCTTGCGGGTTACCATATTCCAAGGGAACCGGAATATATTTACCAGCAAAACCATCGGGCGATTCGTTTTTCGGAACAAGAGCCAAGAACGGGTTTTCTTTATAAACCAAGTCCTTCATGTACTCTTTATCATCGGTGTACAATTCTTTAAGAGCAGCGATTTGGTTCGCTGAATTGGCATAAATAGCAGCCATTTTAAATCTCCATAAATTTAGTTAAATCAACTACCTAGCACCATGCTAAGAGTCGACGGGCATTAGCCCTTAAGTTCTCCCTTAAATGCCAATATAGCTCGTTCCTTCGCGCTTAACTGCCGTGAAGATGATGCTGCATTGGTTAAGGTTTTCATTTGTGGCTTCTGGGGGGTAGCTTGTGACTTCGCTTCGGTCTTTGCAGAACTTGCAGTGTTTTGCGCTAACCGTTTTTTAATTTTATCAATACGAGACACTGTCGAGAAACTCTCCTCAACAAGGTAGTTTTCGACTTCCTGGGCGGCTTCTTCAACAGACAAAACAATGCCATCTTTAGCATAGGTCTGTTCAATTAGCTCCACAACGTCCCTAACGCTATTAGTCTTAGCAATAGCTTCGAACTCAATTGGGTTCGACTTAATCAGGGCCTTGGCATCCAGAGTGATCTGGTTAATGGCAGCCTGGTATTGCTGTTGTTGGTTCTCAACCTGGGACTTATTGCCAGCCTCTAAACGCTCCATAAGGGCATCAATCTTAGATTGCATATCGTCGATCTTAGCCTCATAATGAGGGTTTTTAGGTGCGGGATTCAGGAGTTCGTTAGTCAACTGGTCATACGTAACGCCAGCTTTTTCAAGGAATGCCAAGGGATCACGTCTAAGATCGGACAGTTTAGCATACTCAGACATATCCTGAGGCTTAATAGCAGCTTCGCGCTCGGCTAGGGCAGCTTCACGGGCTTTTAAGGCCTTATCCTGCTGTTGAGCCTTTGCACGCAAAGCCTTCTCTTGACGGGCAAGTTGTGCGAACTGGCGTTTAACGGCTTCTGGGACTTCTTCTTTTACTGGTTCTTCTTGTACTGCCTCAGGTGCAGTCTCTAAGACTTCTTCGAGCTGTTCTTGTGTCGGGGGGACAATTGCTGAGAGTTCTTCAGCACTTATATTGTTCTGGTCAACTGAATGAGCAGATTGTTGGGCTACTTCGGCATTAGCGCCATTAAAAGCAGCTACTGCACGGGCAGTTCTTACTGATTCGGGAGTTCCTTGCGGCGGTATTGCGGCAGGGCTTGCAACTGGTATGACTTTCATTTTATTATTCCTTTATTGTTACTTCGTTTTTCGGATAGTTATTGTTGGCCAGGTCCATTAGGTATTAATGGGCTGGTAGGTGGTGCCTGAGGACTAGCCTGAGGCACTGGTGCTCCTGGTCCACCCGGTGCTGCGGGAGGAGGTGGAGGCATTGCGGCTTGGATCAAGGTCTGTACTTGGCTAAAGAAGTCCCTAAGCATTTGGGCCTTAGATTCTTCAAGCTTAGCTGGAATATATAGATTTATATAAGCAGTCGTATGCTGAGTAGCTAAATCTAATGGCATAAAGGGATCTGGAGGAGTGTACTTACCGCTATCGACGATATCGTCTAAGCATTGGAATATACGTTCTTCTCCGGCATTAGCCAGCTTCTCGATCTGTTCCAAATCGGGATAATCTAAGAGACGGCGGCCTTCTTGTAATGTAATCATACCAGATTGAACCATTTCGGTTACTTTCTGGAGGCGGCCAGCTGGATCTTTAGGGAGGCTAGATTGTGTATGGCACTGGATGATGAAGGCATCTTCGATCATACCAGCCTTGGGGAGGTCTATTTCTCGCGTGCCGTTTTTATTCGGATATACTGTGGAGTAACTTCCGGTTTCTTCCGCGATATCTTTGGCTTGGTCGATGATTTGGTAAGCCAGATCGACGAATAAGTCGTCGTACCGTCTTGACAATGCAGCAAAACGGTCTGTGGAGATATCATCATACGTTCTAATAGCTTCTCCTGAATCAAGACCTTGTGGCTTTTGAGAGGACGCTTGCAGTGCAGACACACCGCTTTGCTGGTAGCCATACTGTATGAGTTTATCTCGTTCTGCGTAAAGTTCCGGGGCGTTACAGGGCGCGACTTCATAAGTAGGCTTCGTTCCTGTGTATTTTACGATTACACCGACTTCGTTATTATGGGCAGCCGACATAACCTTAGCACCAGATTCTTGGAATACTCTAGGTACGCCGACCAATTTGATAGCTTTAGATATTACGAATAGGATACTGTTTAATTCGACTTGAGTGCCCATTAGCTGTTCTGCTACACCTTGAGCCCAGAAGCCTAAGAGACGGGGGGAGTAGTGCAGGAAGGTAAACGGGAAGCGGTCCTTAGTATATTCCTCATTAATCAGGAAGCCTGAGGAGCATGCAAGCATATGGCGGCCATCCCTTTGTCCTTCTCCGGACTTAAGGTGCCATGACTCTACTACCATTACTAGATCAGATACTGACTTGGAGGAGTCAGCCGAGTTATCTGGGTATGCCTTAGCTGCTATCTCTAGCTTCTCTTTAAAGGCAGGGAAGTTAGCCATTAAGATTTCACGGTCAACTAGCTTAATACGGTATAGCTGGCGGGGATCGCCATACATAGATTCATTTGGATCTACAAGAAGTTCGGTCTGAAGGACGCGCTCTAGGCCTACGCGCTGGTCTGCAGTCTCATACGTGTGTATGACGCCGGTTCCGGTGATTAGGGCGTCTCTTAATGCTAAAGCAGCAAGTTCGTATGCCTTAGTGTGGAAGAACTCGCCAATGATGAAATTGTTCAGCTTTTTCGCTAGGTTACGCTGTTTATAGTCACTATTATCGGTAAGGAATACCGGCTGTGGGCGAGACTGAGAGATACGGCTAACCAAGGTATCAGTAACCGACTGGACTAGATTGAAGGTCGGGCGGTCTTGAGGGAGGCCCTTAAACTGATCTATCTTAGATAGGTTCTGTCCTGCAAAGGAATAAAGGCTTTGGTTACCGTATAAACGCGCATAAATGGCCGTCTGCTGATAACGGTAGGCTTGACTCTCTTTAAGGTAGGCTGCAGTCGTAAGCAGCATGGAGGCCGCTTTATCAGCGTTCTTCTCATCCCACCACGGCATTACCTGGAGGCTATCTGTAGTCTCCCTAGTCTTAAAGGTAACGCTATTCTTACGTTGGCTTGGAGAGACCTTCATTATGCATCAGCCTGTTCAGTTTGGCCTGAGGCGCTATAAAAGAGTAGCTCATCAGGAGTTAGGGCATCGGTCTCGATCGTTTCAACTACACCAGTCTGGGGATTATAGGCTGGGACTTTCATCTTAGCCTCTGGGATATCATTGGAGTAATCAGGCAGTTCAGGAGCTATATTGCTTATAGTGGGCTGCTGGCTACCCAATGTTAGCTTAATACCGTCCACTTCGATGGTAATGACACCAGTCTTACGACAAAGTGCTATAACCTTTTTCAAATCGCCTAAGCTATTGATTTTCAAGGCTTATTCCCAGTTAAATTGACGTTTGCTTCTCTTGGCCCGGATCTTAGCGATCATATCGTGTTTATCAGAACGTGCAGCTTCGCGCTCGTCACCCTTCATATTGCTATCTTCCGGCTGGTCTTTGTCTAGGTTCGAGCTATTGTAGTTCTCTTTACGAAGTGCATTAAAGGAAGTTTGATCTTCCATGTTGGCATCTTCGTCATGATTACGGCTCAGGTCTGCTTGGCTGGACTTAGACGGGTAAATACTGTCTTTGGACAGAATCTCACTGCCATCTTCGTTAATCTCACCACCGAGTGCATACATGTCTTGATCTAAAGCAGGATGATCTTCAGAAGGGAAGCTAGAATCTTCGTCCTCAGCTGCATGATCTTCGTCCATAGCGCCAGAATCGATATGAGCATGGAGACGGTCGCGCTTAGCCATAATGGCTGCAGCGATACTATCATGGTGCTCCATTTCTTCTTCGTCTTGGGGTTGCATATCTTCTTCATATGCCAAACCGCCCTTGGCTAGCTTGATACCAGCCATCTTACCTAACGGTATGCTAGAATCTAAGGTGTCTTCAGCATCATCCAGGATACCGCCATCGGCATATGCTGGCATACGGTCAGACATGTACTCCTTCATATCAGGACGCATTTGGTCGTTATCTTCTTCTTCATGGGCTGGATGCTCTAAGCCATCTTCTTCTGCTTGTGAGAAGGAGATAAGCTTGTTGATTTCGCCCTTAAGACCTTTGTCCAGTTCTTGACCGCGAGTAACGTCCCCGCCTTCTGCATACTTGGGGACTTTGGGCATAGCTTTTAGTTCAGCGAGTTTTTCGTGGTGCATACGTTTGGCATCTTCTCGATCGATATCTCCGGAAGGAACGCCTTTTTCATAACGTGAGCCAATTCGCAACTTAGATCCAGCCTTAGAAATACCTTTGTAATCAGCTTCTTCATGAACGCCGCCGCCCTTAGCGTACTGCTTCATATCTGATTCAGCTTCGTCTTGGCTGTACTGATCTTCGATTTCTTCTTTATAAGGTGCTTTACCGTTGTTGTGCTGACGAGCCATATCAGGGACTTTAGGTCCTTGACGCTTAGCGCCCATTTCGTTATAGTCCTGATCCGGCTGATCTTTAGGGCTAGAAGGCGGCATGCTATCTTCTAGCTGGCCTTCTTGGTTGTAAAGCTTAGTGCTGAATGCATTGGTCGGCACCATTTTAGGGCGCGAGATAGGCATTACCTTACGGCTATTGTTAGCCTGGGCTTGCTTTACAGTCGGATTATCAGTCCAATCGCTATTCTTTAAGGGCTTACGTGCTTCGGACTGGTGTGCTTGTTTAGCATCGTTGTATAAGTCATTAGGATTAGGGCGTTTTTCGTCTTTAGCCGAGATTTCGCCACCATCTGCATACTTGGGGACTTTGGGCATAGCTTTTAGTTCAGCGAGTTTTTCGCGATGGGCTTGCTTTGCGACATTCAATGGAGCGCTATCAGTAGCGCCGTATTTGTCAGCCATTTCTTTAGCTGAGCGAGCGTGATAGCCAGCTGCCGAAACGCCCTTGCCCATTGGAGTGTCTTCTTGATGTACTCCGCCGCCCTTAGCTTTTTTAGCGCGGCGCTTAACAGAATATGCAATGGCTAATGCTTGTTTCTGGGGTTTACCGGCATGCATTTCGGCTTTTACATTCGATTTAAAGGCTTTTTCTGACTTACCATGCTTTAAAGGCATTTTAGATAATCTCACTTATAGTTATAATCGATTTAATGACGTTTAAGCCCTGATCGACAGGTGCCGATGAGCTAAGAGTTACAGTAATGGTATCGCTAGCTGCTACGCTATTAATAATGCACTGAAGGCCCTTAACGCAAGGAACGCTGGTTACTACCGGTGTACCATTATGAGCTATTACGCAGACTACTTGGCTATTAGCACTGGAGTCTTGGGACAAGGCAGGAGCAGAGATAGTAACGCTAACGGCATAGTTATTGGCTTCTGGAGCTACGTACGTAGCAGTTCCAAGACCACTCATCATTTGGGTATTAGACAAGTTACTCATTATACTCCCTCACTGATGGCTATAGTCGATTTGATTACGTTAAGCGAGTTATCAGCCGGATTGCTAGAAGCAAATACGATAGTGATAACATCGTTTACAGCACATAAAACGCTAGTATGGAAGCCTTGAACGCCTGAAGGGGTAGTGAACCAGGGCGTACCATTTAAGTTCACAGTAACAATAAGGAGGCTATCGATTGCTGCACCGCTAGTGATAGTCGGGAGGCTGATCTTAACGTCTACAGCGTAGTTATTGGCTTCTGGAGCAGTAAAGCTAACAGTTCCAAGACCGCCGAACACGATTGATTTATATACATCAGCCATTATAGTCCCTCACCGAAGGAGATAGTGCTTTTAACTACGTTTAAGGCTGCATCAGAAGCAAGGGCTGAACTAAGAACTACAGTGATTACGTCACCGGGGAGGCAGGACAGGATATGCTTAAAACCTGAGATACCAGGAGCACTTACGTATACTGGTGATCCGTTTTGATTGATTGTG